GCTTGACCTGAATGAAAAGCCTCTATCGTTTGGGTTACAAGCCCTAGAAAAAGCATCAGATGAAATGCTTGTTGACAAAGCTTGGGAATTGTACCTTGTACTGTTGCCTAATTGGGAAAGCAAAAGCAGAATGAGCTTCAACGACTTTTTGAATAAAGCAAGACGGAAGGATTCAAGTCCAGAAGTATCCACAATCAGCAAGGCCGACATGGAAAGGTACGCTGACATAGCAAACTTACAGAGGTACAAGTCTTAGAGCCTATGAGCTTGCATGAGGGGCGATAATGAATATATTTAAATTGGTAGGCTCTGTTGTTTTAGATGGAGCGTCTAATGTAGAGAGCCAGCTTGATAGTATTGACACTAAAGGCAAGAAAGCTGGCTCTGCTTTTGAAACCTTTGGCAAAGTGGCAAAGGGTGTTGGGGCCGCAGTTACTGTAGCTGGAACCGGTCTAACAGCACTTGGAGCCGCAGTTACAAAAGTTGCTGAACAAAATGATGTAATAGATAAAATGTCTCAAAAAATTGGCATCTCCACTACCTCTTATCAGGAGTGGAGTTATGCTATGGGGCAGTCTGGTGTTGATATATCTAAACTCCAAACTGCTATGGTCAAAGTAACTGATGCCGCAGATAAGGCTTTAAATGGTAACGAGGCATATGCTTCATCTTTTGCAACTCTTGGTGTAGCTTTAACTAATGCAGATGGCTCAATGAGAAGCCAAGAGGAAATTCTCAATGAATCTGTTCTAGCCCTTGCTGATATGGAAGACATCACACAGAGAGCTATTATTGGTAATGACCTATTTGGTAAATCATTTTCTGAAATGAATCCACTGCTCAATGAAGGTGCAGATGGTATTGCTGCTTTAAAAGATAGGGCACATGAACTTGGAATCATTATAGATGAAGAAGCCATTAAGTCAAGTGTAACATTTGGTGATACTCTGTCCGACTTGCAACAATCACTCGGTGCTGTTGCTACAAAAGGGCTTGCCCCTCTTATGCCAGCATTGCAGGGTGCCGCAGAAGCTCTCACAGGATTACTCTCCGGCAGAGAAGGTGCAGGCGAGGAATTTTCTAGTGCAATAACAGACTTTATAACAAAAGGTGTTGACACTATAATTAATATGCTTCCTACACTTGTAGATGCAGGCACAAATATTTTATTCAGTTTGATAAATGGTCTTACATCAAATATTGGTTCAATAGTAGAAACAGCAACTTCTATTATATTCACGCTTGTGGATGCAATAATAGATAATTTGCCGGAGCTGATAACTGGAGCAATAGAGATAGTTCTTGCTTTAGCAAATGGAATTATTGATGCTATCCCAGAGCTACTAATAAGAATACCTGAAATTCTTATCGCAATCGTAGATGGACTGCTTCAAAACTTACCAACTTTGATACTTGCAGGCCCGAAAATAATGGTTGCACTTATAAAAGGAATTATTGATGCAATCCCAACTTTGGTTGCTTCCATTCCGCAGATAATAATAGCCATTGTAAATGGATTTGCTGGTGCAGTAGGTGAATTCGTACAGCTTGGCAAAAATATGATAGATGGTTTAGTACAAGGTATTAAAGACTTTGCTATGAAACCTGTTGAAGCAGTTGTAGACGCTGGTAAAAAAGTAGTTGACGGCTTCAAAAACTTCTTTGGTATCAAATCCCCTTCAAAATTGTTTGCCTCTTTTGGTAAATTCATGATGGAAGGTCTTGGTATTGGTATTAAGGAAAATTCCAACGAGGCAGAAAAAGAAGCTATTACAGTAGCTGATAAGATAGCTGGTGTTTTTGGTGGAATTGGTAAAAAACTAGCTTCCAGTGTACCAGCCTTGTCCAGTATGCTTAATGGGATTACATCCGGCTTTGCATCTGGTGGAGTAGCTGGTGCAATCGGTGGTGGTGCTATGGCACTTGCCAGCGAGTCTCCACAATTTCAAGAATTGATAGATAAGTTGACTCCAGTAATTGAAACCCTTACAGATTTGTTTGGGAAACTTATTGAACCTATTCTTCCATTAGTTGATATTCTTGCTTCCAAGCTCTCTCCAGTATTTGAAAGTTTATCTCCTTTGCTTACAGTACTTGGAGAGGTGCTTGGAGTTTTTGCAAATATAGTACTTGCTACCTTAATGCCAGCACTATCACTGTTGAGTCCTGTTCTCAATATAATAACGTCTTTATTACAGAATATAGTATTACCTGTAATAAAAATGTTATATTCTGCGTTCACTTTTGTGTACAATGGTATTGCAAGAGCTATAAACGGAATAATTTCTGCGATAGATTCTTTACCGTTCGTTAGTATAAAATGGCGTATGCCTGAGATGAGCGGTGATTTACCTATTGCAAATTCTGACAGCGCTACTGATACTAACTATGATAGTGGCACGGATGCAAATGCAAGTAAATCTACAAAGGGTGGGACTCAGATATCAGAAATTACAGGAGCTACTCGTGACTTGCTTGTGGATATATTATCCCCGCTTGCGTCTCTTGACTCCCTCACTGGTATTGGTACAAGGATTTATGACCTGCTTGATAGTAGACTTGTGGCGAGTGGCTCAAACGGAAACATAGTCATCAATGAGCTTACTATAAACACTAATGGTGTTGATGGAAACAAACTAGGTGAAGAGTTTATGGATGCTATTGAGGTTGAGTTGAGGAGACGAAACATTTCTGGTGCTAGAGGATATGCAAATGCCTATTAAGGAGATACTGTAAATGTTGAAAATGTATAACCACTCTGATGAATCTATTACTATGCCTTTGACAATGTCTTTGGCTACTTTTAATAGAGGGAGAAGAGTTCCTATAACAAACATAATGGCCGGTGGAGGAGTTATTTCTGGTGAGGAAAAGCTAGAAGTAAAGAACTTCTCCATTAGTGGGTCTATTTACTACAAAAACTACGCTGATATGAGGGCATTTTATGATGAGTTATTAGTGTTTTTAGAGGACTCCCCAATTCGTATTTATCAGGATGAGACTGATAGTAGATTCATTTACGCCAGATGCACAAATGTAAGGGACACTTGGTTGGATGGTAGGGCAGAACTTGAACTTAATCTTGATTTTGTTGCAAGCGACCCTTATTTTTACTCAATTGAACATGTGGATACTCAGCAATTTACTTCAAGTCCAAAAACATTCAGTATTCATGTAGGTGGAAATGTTGTTTCTTACCCGACTATATTGGTGAATAAGAACTCAGGGACTATTGAGGATTTGAAAATAACAAATAATAGAAATAATAAGAAGATAGAATTTTCTGATGATATTACTACAAGTATAATGATAAATAACAAAGACCTTATGGTTACTTCTGACACCACTAGTCTACTCGCTTTGGTTGACACAGGCTGGTTAATAAATAGCCTTACCGTAGAGCCGGGGGAAAATGAGTTTACAATCACAGGCTCTGGCACATTTGATTATACTATCATCACCAAATGGAGGTCAAAGTGGTTGTAACAGTTTTTTTACTAGATAAGAACTTTACTATCCAAGGTGTGCTTGATAACAAAATATCTTGGAGTTATGATAGAGCCATAAATAAGGCTACGAACATACAAGTATCAATTCCTAGGGATGATTTAGGGGACACATCAAAATCATCTCTTCTTTCTTTGTCACAATATATACAGATTTACTGTGACGGAATATACACAATCGGTGGCAGAATAACAAAAAGAGACTATTCTGACAGCACTGTGGATATCACTGCATTCACTGAAGAGATAAAAATGGAATCTGTTATCTGTCCTGCCCAGTACTCAAGGAAGTACGATGGGTGGGATATAGCCGACATTGTACGTGATTTGAGCAAAGGCTGGTATACACAGCGAGTAAAATCAACATCACAATGGATGGCAGTAGTTGACTCTTCTAATGTTGACTTTAGCACTTTAAGCAACAGAATAATACTTACAAAAAATGGTTCTGGAGTATACAACCAAGATGGTTATGCAACATACAGGTTTTTCTCTTCCGATAACAGTTCCTTCTCTTCATGGGATAGAATCAGATGGGTAAGTGATAACTATGGACAGACGGATAATGGTAAAATAGAGTTAGTAAATACCACCGTACAGTATAGATATGGAGCAACAACTGAGTCACTCGGCAGTTGGTCTACACCTGTAGTAGGAGCAATGCCTGACACACTTGGCTTGGACATCTCCCTATTGGATGCACATGTACTTGAAGTACGGATAAACCTACACACAGATGACATTACTAGTGAAGACCAAAACGGAGTTGCTGTTGGTTCTTCTCCTGTCGTATTTGCGCTTGAAGTAATATCAAGAACAGCTTCATATATCGGTACGTCAAATGTTCCGGCAAGCACAGGTGTACAAGCTGATGGTCTTATAGCTGACGAGGATAGTGCTTTCAGTATTCTCAACTCAGTATGTGAAATTGCAGACTGGGAATTTGAAGTATATAACAACGACATCTATTTGGCAAACAGACTAGGCAATGACCTTACAGAATCTTTCGTGTTTAAAAGGGATGAGAATGTAAGAATAACACAGTTAAGTGATACAGATGATGAACTTGCCAATATTATTCATGCAAATGGCAAGGGAGATGGCATCAATAAACTGACAGTCACCTTGAAAGATACAGAATCCATAGACACTTTTGGTGAATATCCTATTGTGAAGTCTTTTGACACAGAAGATTTGGCAGAGCTCACTTCACTTGCACAAGCCTATATTGATGAGCACAGCTTCCCTGTTTTTGATTGGAGAGTTGACACATTTGATAGAATTGACTCAACTATTACCTCAAATGTAACATCAGAAGGGGCATTAGCGTTCCATCGTCTCTACTCAAACAGCACTTTTTCCACCCCGTCACATAACCTCATAGAGCAGAACCTGTTCTTCTACAAGCCAGTCTACATGGCCGGTGATACTATTCGTATAGTTGACCCACGCACTGGTACCATAATTGATTCACGCATACTTGAGGAGAAACGCAGAGGTGATTCAAGTGGTATAAAAGTATCCCTTTACCTTAACAAAGCACGTACATCATTGGTTGACAGAATACCTAAACCAGTTGAGCCATTGACTATCAGCGCTCCGGCAAGCATATCTGTAAGACCAATGTTAGGCGGTGTCGTTGTAACAGTGTCCGCTCCTGCAGAACGATATAAGTGGTCAGAGACTGAACTTTATATGAGTGAGGAATCACCAGTCCCTATGGAGACTCCAATAAAGGTCGCCAGAGACACATCATTCGCTATCAGCGGGCTCCACAGTGATAAAAGGTATTACTTCACAGCTAGGTACGTAGAGTTCAGTGGAAGAGCTTCTCAGGCATCTGGTGAGGTCTCATGTATCCCGGGTGGTATCAGTGTGGATGAATTTGAAGTAATCACTGCATTTGGTATGAAAATGAATAACCCCAGCAATGGACATGTCACTCTTTGTGGTACCGGTATTGATAATGTTCTACAAGATGCTGATGGTGTCATCCGTGCTCCGTCTGGTGATGAATTATTGACTGTACCTAATGTGAGTGTTAATTGTACTGCTCCAGTGTTCAAGAGTATAGGAATTGACATGGATGCTTGGACTTACCTAGTTATGTCAGGTGATACTGTTTTTCCAGTCTACTACTCACTGGCTGATGCTTTGTTCTATAATGCGGCTAATGATGAGATATCCACAGGTGTGGTTATTGGTAAAGTGAAAGTTGGTGTTGTTTCATCTGAAGACGATTCCGCACGTATACTTGACACAGTTGCCTACACAGTGGCAATGGAACTCTCAACAGTGGCAAGAGAACAGACCCAATACGCATTCAAGTACTTGTCGCAATCCACTTCTCCAGAAGAGTTTGAGCAGTATGCTCGTAATTTAGGCATTACCGACTTTTTCACCACTTTGGCTGTTTGGGATTTATTTGCTGAAAGGATAAAAGTAAACCAATTGCAGGTTGGTAGTGGTGATACTGAGGAAGGTTTTGCTTTTTATGCTATAGATAACCCAGAGAGTGGTGAACAAATCATTCAGGTATGGGCAGATGGGCTAAAAATATTTGAAATAAACCCAACTACAAAAAATATTATCATTGGTAGTTTTGACACAGGTAATGGTATACGTTGGGAAAATGATACTGGTGCCCTTGCCATTAGAGGAGCTGGTAAATTCACAGGTACAATGGACCATGAAGCGTTGACTACAATGGATGCTGTTGCTTCACAGGTAAGTGTTGGTTTTGCAACTAAAGATGCCTATTATGGGCAGGATTTATATAATAGTATTAGCTCACTTGGGACTGGAGGGTGGAAATCTGCTTCAGGTAGCTATGGTGGTACAAGCTTTTCCAGAGTTGCCCCATTGGTTACTACTGAACAGACAGCTATAATAGTTGATTCAAGTGTTCCAAATGATGGTGAGTTGCAGTTTGTTTCTGCATACACAGGGTCTGTTAGATTCATATTTGAAGCCAGACCGGGTATGGTTTCAAGCGGAACAGTAAATCTCTATATAAACGGTGTGTTGATTTCTTCTACTTATAGAGCGGCATTTTCTGGAGCTACTGTTGTTACAGTTGATAGAAATGTAAAAAAGGGAGACATCGTACGATGCACCACAAGTGGAAATGAAATTTATTTCAGGATGTATATACGGGGTATCGGTGTCATACTTGACCTAGGTACTGATTATGTCACCTTGAAGAACACCTCTTATTACAATAAGCAGTTTATAGTGTCCTCACCTATATCAGTCAATTCAAACAGTTATTTGAATTATAATTCTGCTGAGGCTATAATAGGTGCGTTAGCGGCATTAACACCAAACAGAAGTTACCATACAACTTCCGGAAGCTCCATATCTGTAAGTGGTGGTGGTGCTAAGAGCGTGACATCTATCATGAGGTCTGCTGGAAGCGTAATTATAGAGACCACCAGTGGGACAGTATATTTATCAGCTTCATCACAGGATGGCGTTAGTGGTTATGTTTTAAGTGGTACCATTACTATTGATACTTCTGAGGCTTCTTTAAGAACATTGACAGTACTTCCTAAGCAAGACAACACCCACTCGTTAGGGAGTCTAGGTTTGAATCTATATTATGCTGATTTATTCGTATCCTCATTAGTAGGAATGATTAGTGCTTTTGCTTCAAGTGCCGCACCTTCTGGTTGGCTGGAGTGTAACGGACAAGCAGTATCAAGAAGCACATATTCAAAACTATACTCTGCAATCGGAACTACATTTGGTTCTGGCGATGGGAGTACCACATTTAATGTACCTGATTTACGAGGTGAATTCATCAGAGGGTGGTCGCATGGGAGAAGTGGTGTTGATGATGGTAGAACAATTGGTAGTTTCCAAGACCAATCTATTCAGAGCCATGCTCACTCTTACACTCTCACCGGTATTGGTGGCTCTTACGGTGGGTCTGGTTCCGGGGGGAATAGGAACTACCACGAAGATGCCACAACTGGGTATGCTGGCGGAGCTGAAACAAGACCTCGCAATATTGCATTGATGTACTGCATCAAATATTAAAAATAGTAGTTGAAGAATACTTACTATGATAACGAACATGGTCCTATGGAGATAAAAGTAATGGCAAGCCCCATCAGTGATAATATATATGATTGCCCTTTCGGAATTGCAAATCAGAAAGAGATAGAGAAGTCTAATGATAGGAATTCTATAATGATAGAAAATTTTGATAAGGCCGTCAAGCAATTAGGTGAAACAATGAACGAAAAGTTTGACGAGCTGAACAGCAAAATAGTATCTATTGATAAAAAGATAGATACTCAGAATGACATACTAGAGGGGAAAATAGATAAACTAGACAGCACCCTAGAAGCAACAATTGAAAGAGTTGTTGAAAATAAATTTAAAGTCAGTATCTATGGCTTGCTTAAATGGAGTATTTCTGCTGCAGCACTCGCTGTAATTGCAAAGGCAGCAGTTAGTCTTATCTTCCCCGAGGTGACATTAATATAAGGTACCACAAATATGAAGAAAATAGAAAACTTAGCAAAGAACACGACACTAGCAATCCTAGTGTTTGTTGTTGTTTTTGGAGCAGTAGCATCATTTTTCCCTAACTTTAATATGAGTGGTTATGTTGAAATGCTGAAAGCGTATACACCATTGTATGCAACACTTATAGTAAGCATAGGTACTAACTCTGCATTAGGGAAAGTAAACGATGCTAAAAAAAACTTACCTATATAAAAGACTTATACGCAAAACACTAACTATATAGACAAAACGTGGAGAGGTTACATGAGAGCAAAAGCAAATATTATAACTAAGACAATCGCAGTGGTGTTACAGGGTGCAACTTCTATTCCTGTAGAAGATATTGACCAATTCCCAGATGCACCAAACTATGCCACACTTATCAATACTGTCACTAATGAATATGAAACCGTTATTTACACCGGTAAAAGCGGATATAATCTTACTGGGTGTACTCGTGGCGTTGAAGGTATGGATAGAGAATGGGATGCTTCCACTTCTATTGGCAGGTTCTTCACAGCTATTGAATGGAATAATATGCTTGATACAGTTGATAACAAGCAATCATATGTTGTGCCGGAAAGAGCTGGAAACATTGCGGTTCTTGATGCGGAAGGAAAACTTGCTGATTCTGGTTTCCTCCCGGGTGCTGTCACAAAGATTGCCTCTGCTCCTCTCACTGAAGAAGCCCTCATTACTTTTATGGAAACTCTAGATGACGGTATTTACGCCATAGAGACCCTCAGAAATGGTAATGAAATTCTTATGAAGGGTGTAGTTACTGTTGTCAATGTTGAGACAGAACTTGAAGAGCAAGTATTGAAGTATGCTAGGTACATATCAAACGGTACCTCCTATGAATGGAATTCCTCTTTTGAAGAGTGGAACTTAGCGGCTGGAGCAGGTGGTGGCGGTGGTGGTGGTTCTGTTGTTAATCCAATCAGACTATACCCATACCCATTTGGAACCGATACTACATTGTCTGCCGCTGTAGGAAATGACTTCAAGTTATCAATTCAGTATCAAAATAGCCAGCTTAGCACTGGTGTTCTTCGTGTGTATAGAAACACCAACCTTGTACTTTTACAAAACATCACAACCGGAGTGACTGAAGTTGACTTGACTCAGCATCTTCGTGTAGGTTCTAATACCTTTGACTTTACAGTAACCGATGCACTTGCCAATAGTGCTACTGTGACTTACCTCGTGTCCGGTGTGTCTATTTCTGTAACATCTAGTTTCAATGACGAATTAATCTACGGACAAGATGTTAACATCACATATAGCGTTGTTGGAGAAGGCACTAGAGTAGCATTGATTACCTTAGATGGAGAAACTGTTGAATATCCTTCTCCTACTGTCGTAAATACAAGGAGTTTTACTGGGCTTTCACATGGTGTGCATACCCTCGCTATTCAGGCAAAGACAACCCTCTCTAGTGGCAGTGTCTTATTTTCAAATGTGCTCAACTATAACATAATAACCCAAGAAGTAGGAAACTCTACTCCAATTATATCAAGTAAATTTAATACTACTGAGGCGCAACAAGGTGCCCAACTGTTTATTGATTATATAGTGTACAGAGAAGGCTACGAAACACTTACTGTAAACTTATCTGTTGATGATGTACCAGTAGGTGAGGTTATTGCAGATAGAAGTAGACAGCGTTGGAACATAAGTAATCTGGAGGTAGGTGAAAGGACTCTCACTATTTCATGTGCGGGAGTTACTAAGGAATTTGTAATAAACATAGTAGCACTTGATGTAGAATTTACTAATGTAGAAGATTCATTTCTCAAGTTGTACCTTAATGCGTCATCTAAGACAAACTCTGATGTTGACAGAACAGAATGGAATAATAGCTATGGTGACCCTGTCACTACATACTTGAATGACTTCAACTACTCTACCAATGGGTGGATAAATGGTGCGTTGGACTTCTCAGGAAGAGCATCTGCAACTATTATGTATAAGTTATTTCAAAACGAAGTTACTGCAATTGGTAAGACTATTGAATTTGAGCTTGAGACTAATAACGACTTAGGTCAAGGAAAGGTATTTCTGTCTTGTATGAACGGTGGAAGAGGAATAGAAATTAAGTCCGATAGGGCTATCCTCAAGTCTTCTGATACTACTGTCATTACACTATTCAAAGAAAACGAGAAAATCAAGATTTCTTTTGTAATTGACCCCTACAACAGTATTACAACTACATACATAAACGGTGTAATGTCTGGTATTGACAGACTATCTACACAGAGTGCATTTAAACAAGCCTCACCACAGTCTATATCTGTTAATATGTCTGGTGTTGGTGGCAAGTTGTACAATGTTCGTGTATACGAGAGAGCACTTACTCACCATGAGATTCTTCAAAACTATTTATTTGATATAACTGATATATCAGAAAAACTTTACCAATATAACTTCAGTGATATTTATGATGCTACAGGTAATATCAATATTGACAAGGTGAAGGAAAGAATACCGGTAATGGTTATACGCACTTATGGCGTGGACCAGTTTGGAAACCAATTACCTCAGACTTCCGATTATCGTCCTACTGTAGACTTTACCATTGAGCATCCCTATGACCATACGAAGGACTATAGTGCTACTAACGTTGTAATTAGAACACAAGGTACTTCTACGCTCGTTTATCCCGTCAAGAACTACAGGTTAACTCTTCCTGAAGGGACTTCTTATGCGATTGATGCTTCTAAAACCAGACCGACTAGGGTTCTAAACATTAAAACTGACTATATGGAGAGTTCACTCTCTACAAACGTTGGTATGTGCAGACTAGTTAATGCAATGTATGACAGCCTTACCCCAATACAAGAAGTTGACCCGTTGGTAGTTACAGCTACATATGGGTACCCGATTGCAGTATTCAACAACAATGGCACTGACACCACTTTTGTAGGCTTGTACAATTTAAACACAGACAAGTCTGACCCACAAGCATTTGGGCATTACGCTGGTTCTGGTTTCCCCGATTCCAGAAAGTTTGAGGTGTTGTTTAATGCTGAAAACCATGCTGTTGCTTTTACTAGGAAGCCCGGGCTTACAGATGCACAATGGTTTGCAGAAGTAACAGAGGGATTTGAAGGAAACTATCCAAAGCAGGATAGTCCAAGTACTTATACTCTGGAAAACTATCAACCGCTGATGGATATGATTGAGTTTGTTTCTAATTATGTTAATGTAACTCCTGAAACTGAAGAAGCGTATAAGGCTGAGTTCCTTAAGAGGATTGATTTTGATTACGCCGCAAAGTACATGCTTACTTGTTTTATACTTGGAGCAGTAGACTCATTTGGTAAAGACCTTATGTGTAATACTTGGGGTGTAGAAAATGACGAATTCTATAAATGGTATTTCACATTCTACGACTTGGATACTTGTATTGGTATTGATAACCAAGGTAAAATGGTAGCCGCAGATGGAACAGTTATTTACGACTATGACATAGAATTGGAAGATGCAGTTTTTGCTCAGGCTTCTTCTAGATTGTGGGAAGTTTTGACAACTTTCTTCAAAACAGAATTGGAAGCTAAATATGCTTCCATGAGAGATACTAGTTTTACATTTGAAAATATATGGAGTTATCTCTATGATGAACAAATTTCAAAGTTTAGTAAGGCGATGTATAACTCAAATGCACTGGCAAAGTATGTTGAGGCTCCTGGTGCTGAAGACTGGTTGTGGATGCTTAATGGCGACAGAATTAACCAGATGAAGAGATGGATTACCAACAGACTTGCCTTTTTGGACAGTAAATATGGATATCAAGCAAGTCAAAAAACTGTTGTAGCTCGTATTTCTACCAGTGATTTGTCCAAAGTTAGCTTTACACTTACACCAGATATCCACTACTGGGTATCTATGAAACTTGGAAACTCCGCTTCTGGTTATGATATTAAGAGAACAAAGGCTGGTGAACCAGTAACACTTAATACAGAATATGGTGCTTCCGGTGCTTCCTTTATGGAATTAACAATTTTTAATGCACAACACCTTGTTGACCTAGGTGATATTGGCTTAGACGATGCTTTTGACCTTAATAGGCTGAATATTTCAGGTGCTGACAAAATTAGAGTACTTAACTTAGGCAAGGAAACTATTTCCACCGTGCTTGATGAGTTCATCATCGGTAATAATACTGACCTTGAAGAACTAAACTTGAGAAATAACTCTGCTCTTGGTGGTATTCTAGACCTATCAGGATGTACAAGACTTAAAAAACTTGACCTCCGTGGTACTTCATATACCTCTGTTATTCTTCCTGAAGGTGGTATTCTTGAGGAATGCTATTTACCTAATACTATCACAAACGTTACTCTTAAAAACCAACAATACCTTGACGCAACCAATTTTACAATTGAGGATGGTGCTGAACTATCATTAGTAAGAGTTGAGAACTGCCCAAGTGTTGACATCATCTATTTGCTTGGTTTTGCAACTGCTGATGCGAATGTTCGCATACTTGGTACTGAGCTTAGCGTACTTAATAATGGTATTCTTGATACCTTGTATAACTCTCTTAACGGTAGAAAAGGGATTGCTTCTGATGGTTCATTAACTGGCAATTATGTCTTCTACGGCTCTGCAAAAGTACTCAAAACAACTGAGTTCAATAATGCAACCTACATTGGGTATTTCCCTAATGTAAGCTTTGAATTTATTTCAGCCAATGAGGGTGATGAATACTTTATAGCATCAAATAGTCTTAACGCTCGTGGCAACTATGACATGGTTGCCTATACCGGCACTGATGAGTTTGTTATTATCCCAGACAGCATTTTCAAGACGAAATTTACTCTTGGTATTGGGGATGACCTGTATGATTTTGGATTCACCAACTGGGGTGTAATAGACGCAATTGATACTGGTGTGTTTGCATCAGGTATATACACAGTAACTATTCCTGACAGTATTGTTGAAATCAAAGCTGGAGCATTCACATCTGAATATGATGGATATATCCTTACTGAACTTTCAACAGTTCCTTCAGAATGGAGTGTAAGTGGTGTTGAAGTATTTACCTCCCAGACAACTCAGTTCTTTGAGCAGGATGGCTTGATAATCGGTTACAATCCCTCTGGTGTTATACTTGCAAGGTGTCTGACTGATGAGGATGACTACGCTATACCCTCAAGCATAAATATTAATGCAGTCGCTACTGATGTATACAGAATAGCCAGTAAATTCTTTACTACCTACAAGAATAGTATTACAAACATCTATATCCCGGCTGAAATAACTATTTTACCTAATGGTTTTACTACGGGTTTTGCTAATGATTGTGTGGTGTGGGTTGAAGCAAGTTCAAGACCTACTGGGTGGAACTCTAACTGGAATAGTGCCGGATTTGAAGTAATCTGGGGCGTCCCATCTAGTAAGAGGACATTTAACATCTATGATGGTGCTTCGGTTGATACCACTATTGTAAATTATGGTATAACAGAAAGTATGAGAGTTGCAAATTTCTTAGGCAACTGGATATATAGCAACGCTGACCTTACAGACAGTATCTCTTACCCCTACTTTGGTAGTGTGGGAGATAATAACCTATACCTTGGGATAATTGTTGCTAATGCTACTTACACCTATGATAATGAAGATTACAAGGTAACTGGTTTTGACACTACTCACTTTGATGAGGGAAATGGTACTGTAAGAATCAATATAGTAGCAACCTATGATGACGGAGTACATGGGATTTACCCTGTTACTTCTGTAGCAAGTGAAGCTATTGGTGGTGCAACTGGTAATTCTACTAGAAGTGCTATCAAGGAAATCATCTTTGCAGTAAATGTAAACTTTCACCCCGATGGGCTTCCTGCTTACGCATTTGCAAATCTTGACTATTGTGAATCAATTGTTCTACCTGCTGGTATTGAAACAATACCTGCCTACTGTTTTTACAATTGTAACTTGAATAATATTAACCTTACTGATGTAGTCACTATTGGTGCTCACGCTCTTGAAAATAACAACTTAACCAACCTCACAATTGACCAAACTACTATCAGTATTGGTGACTCTGCGCTCGCTGGGAACCAACTAGTAAAGATATCTATGTATCCATATGGATGTGAACTTGGTGATAACCTTTTAACAACTGGGGATACTTTTAAAACTGCTTATTTGGAAAGTTCTTTCGGTGTCTATGAAGGAACTCAAACTGGTTCTTGGACTAGAACAGGAGCACTTCCTACACCAGAAGAATATTTTACTTTTGATAGTTTGACAGGCACTATAACAGATTATAACTCTGCTGGTGGACCAGATGTTATAATTCCTCTACAAATTGGTGGAGTGGATGTATTAGCTATTGGTGAAGGTGCTTTCCAAAATAAAGGATTAACTAGTATCTATATTGTAGATGGAATAACTACAATTGAAAACTATGCAATAGCAGACAACGACTTGACTTCTGTTTCTATCCCTAATTCTGTAACCTATATTGGAGCAAACGCTTTCAAAGGTTTAAGTGAGATGGATATTTCACTTGGGACTGGTTTTACTAGCTATATTTGCTACGTAGATGATGGTGCTACTTTAGTAGGACATATTTCTACGTGTGAAGACTCTTCTTTTACAATTCCAGATGGTGTAACAAAAGTAA